GGTACTGTTGTTGGTACTGTTGTCCACCTTGTTGATATCCTTGTGGCTGATAACCCTGATGCTGGGGTTGAGCTTGCGTGTCAGGTGCAACCGTAATCACGACTGGGATCGTTTGACCTGGTTGGTAGTTGACAACCGTAGTACCGGTGTAACCTTGATAATTGTATGTGACACGGTAACCACGAACACGTTCGGTAACACCGTCCGGTTCACATTGTTGTTGATATTGACCGGCTTGAGGCTGACCAGCACCCCACACAGCACCAAGACCAGCACCAGCAGCGATTGCAGCATCACGACCGTCACCTTGACCGATACGGCTACCGACAGCACCACCAACGATACCACCGAGAATGCTCATACCGACATTTGCACCTTGTTGCTGGGGTTGACCAGGCACCTGATAGCAGCGACCAGGTTGGCGGACTTGCTCCATCATTGGCTGGACACCAGTGACCTGCGCAACGTCACGAGTGACGATTTGTTGAGCAGAAGCAGATACAGCAGCAGTAGCGAGCAGAGCGAAGAGAACACGTTTCATTTGAAACTCCAAGTTGTTGAACGATGTGGGAATTATCCCCCTTTTTATTATTATTGTCAACAGTTTTGTTTCCCCAACGAAAAAAGAGCCCGTGAAGGCCCTTTTTGGAAGTTTGGTGGATTAGACCGAACGAGTAGGGATGCCGTACAACGACATGCGACGAGCAACGGTCGAGTGTGCCACACCAGCGCGGTCAGCGATCGTACGCAACGACTCGTTACGTGCCCAGTAAGCTGCAACAAGGTTAGATGGCTCGAGTTGTTCGCTGGGACGACCAGGTAGTTGGACAGTCTTGCCAGCAGCCTTTAGCACGCGGGTGACAGTGGAGCCAGAAATGCCGAGCAATTCACCGGTGCGCTCGCGAGAGCCGGTCATTTTGTAGACAGTATTGATAGCACGAACGGCGATAGTGGATTTTGATAGAGACATAAAGTTCCTTTTGAAAATAGTTGTAAGAAATGCAGATGCAAATCACACACTGCACTTCCTAATGTACGATTTTCAAAAGTTGTGCTCAACCGAAAAATTGAGCTGCAAATTCGGCTGGTGTCAGTGCATCCATTGCTTTGATTGCTGCTTCACGACCAATCTTGGCACGAACTGCGAACATTTGGTCGTTAGTGAACACACCAGCAGACCACGCATCACGTGCGGTTTCGTACACGCGGTGCTTGCTCCACGTTTGCACACGGTCGGGAGTATCCTTCTTTGCACGCGTAAACGCGGTGGTCGGGAACATCGTGGGACCGGTAATCGAACGCGGATCCGTGCTGCGGAAGTCGTTTCGCATGCACCAAGCGTCAAATTCGTCGTCAAATTCACCAACAATTTCATATTTCAGCGTTTCTGTGTTATTCTTATTTTCAGCAACCAGACGGAAATCACCACGATTACGGTCTTCAGCATCGGTGCGGTTAGCACCAGCGAGAAATCCAGCTGCGAGGTCGTCACCCGAACCATAACCGTAATACACGGAGGCGGTGAACGGACCAGAAACTTTATAAACTGCGGTAGACATAAAAATGACCCTTTTCTTTATCAGATAGGGTCACTTTACATTATGTTTGAATAAAAGTCAACAGATTAGTTTGCTGGGTCACTTTGTTGGACAATAATCGTGATTTTGTACGTAATTTTCCAGGAACGAGATGCATCTTTTGCAAAGGCGAGAAGATTAGGTGAGTTAGCATACGCTCACGTTCATTTTGTGGATACGTTGGGTTATCCTCTTCGCCTTGTGGCTGACCGGTATATGTTGAACCAAGACCAACATACGCGCTCGTCGCAGCAGATGTTAGGCCAAGTTTTGAAAACAACCACACCTTACCAGCCGGAATTCCAACACCGGATGACATATCCTCAATTACAATCGATGACCCTGTTCCGGAGGTAATTGAACGAAGACGAATATTGCCAAGCGTGTTGACGCCAGGTTGTGTAATCTGCGCAACAAAACCAAACCCTGATTGCAATCCAACGGCATCAATAGCTTGTTTGAGGTCAGAATATGTAATTGCCCCTCCTGTCCCTGTACCTGCTGGAATAGTTATTGGAACAGATACTGCTGTACCACCGTCAACAGAAACCTTGAAATAATATTGCGTAGCTGTGTTCAAATATGTATCGTCAAGGTAAGTTTTACCACCATTCAATACAACATCTTGATAACCTTGTGTTGCAACAGGTGGCAACCCAGCAGTAAACAAACCAAGCTCATCAAAAGTGTATACACCGTTTGTTGTGCTGATCAAGCTGCTCGACGCTTGTGCATTTGGTTCCAAACTATTCAACACACACGTAACAACAATCTGGCTTTCACCGGTTGGGAGTTTTACGCTGCGAACACCAGCAATGCCAACACCATCACCACCCGGAGAAGCGCCTTCACCCTGGCCAAGCAGCGGAGAACCTTCATCAACGATTTCGCTGTATGTTTCACCATACAACCGACTTTGCCAACCAGCAAGGTCAGGGCTAACACCGTCATTTGGGCGGCGGAATGATATCGACCCAGTTGCATCAATGTAAGTGCCGCCATTACCAAGTGCTAATTTGTAAATCGTACTGTTCTGTTCGCCAGATAATGCTCGGGCGATAATTCGAGACAAGTTTTGAGGATGGACACTATTTTGTTTGCTGAGGATCACCTGACCAAGATCGTCTTCGATTGTTACGTGACCCGATACGCCCACGTGTACTGTTTTACTGCTCATAATAGGTGTTCCAAAAGTTTGTTAAGTTTCGAGGCATTTTCCTGCGCCGGAATAATTCTAAGATTATTTATCGTGTGCAAGCCGCAAACAGCTTTTCCTTGTAGTGGAATGATGTGATCAACGACGAAACTTTCTGTGCAACCGGCTAATTTTGCGTTTAGGTTGAGCGCGTGGCACTCGTCATATACTGATTTTATAGCAGTGAGATCAGCCCACGGCGGAATTGCACTAAGAATTGCAGCCCGACGCTTGGCTGTATATGAGTTCACTTTCCCTGGATTGGCTGCGGACCAGCGTTGCCACCATTCGTGCCATACGACCGGACCAACTTTTTGCGGTACTTGTCATGTACACGACGTTTGCACTCTCGAGCAACTGGATCATGTTTAGTCCGGTTGTAGTATAGAGAGTTTAGTTCTTTGATGCGATCTGCGTTTGCTGCATCCCATATTTTACTATACGACGCGTGATAATCAGGGTTGCTTCCGCGAAACTTGCGGCCGTTTTCACTGTTACATTCGACACAAGTGTTTGACTTTATAAGTCTCTCGCAGATATGCCCTTTTGTACAAGGTTCGCCCGTAAAAAATCGTTTCTTACCAAGGGCGAGCGCTTTCTCACGAGAGACGTATTCCATACTCGTGTTATTACACAGCTGGTTGCATTGGAACCGCTGCTGCAACAGAGCCGCCAATTTGACCAACACGTGGAGTTAGAATTTGTAGAGTTGGGGTTAGCACTTTAACTAACTGTTGGAAGTATGTTAGTGCATTGATGCCATTGCCTAACGTAGTTTGCGAGCAAAGTTCGTATAGTGGGAACTGGTTGGCATTGCGGTTGCTGATGATATTGAAGAAACGCTGACGATCGATACGGTCAAGAGCGGTTAGTGGGAAGAAGTGGACGTTGCCGTTGTTATCAACAGCCATAATTGCAACTTCCGTCCACACGCCTTTGCCAGATAGGTCCAGCCAGCCAGTGTGTGGGAACTTACCTTGACGGATTTCAATAGGGGTTGAATTGTACTTAATCATTGTGTTTTAGCCTTTGCAGCAGTCTGCAGTGTATTCGACGTTATTTACACAACGAATTTTGCGGGTATTTTAGGGCACAAAAAAGGACCACAAGGGTCCTCTTTTAGGTCAGTAGCAAGCCACCAACAGTTTCAACCATTTCTGTTGCCAAACTGGTTGACCATTCCGATTAGGATCACGCGACTAAGCGGAATACCTCATCATTGGATGCAGTAAAGTTTGCATTTAGTTTTAGATTGATTTTACGTTACTATCACAACGAGTTGCTTCGAACATCCTATACACCATTAGTCGATCCCAGGTCACCCCCATCAAATGAAGACGAAGTCGCTTCGACCTCAATCAGTGTACTTTTGACAGGATACTCCATCTTCATTTGGTGGAGGTGGGCGGATTTGAACCCCCTTGTTACTGGCTTTACCGAAATCCAAAGTGCAAGATAACTCTTGCTACAACCATTCTGTTATTATTTATCTTTTCTTACTTGTTCACAACGGATTGTGAGAAGTCAAGATTGCAATACGATCGCTAAGGTTTGGTGTCTCAATTACACACTGACGTGTAGGCTGCGTCATTTGACCGAAGTAATCAACCATCGTCAAATCAACCATTCGACTATAATGGCGATTACTACCACGCACACCATCGTGTTCTGGTTTGAAATGTCCGGCACGGAGGTAATAAACCTTGTCATAGATTTGCTGTGCGGCCATACACTTGCGATAGTACTCATCCAACCAATCACTGTATGCATTGTTGTGCCCCATTGCTACAAGTGCGTACGTCCATAAGTCGGCAAAACTACGTTCGGTGAATGTAATCTTGTGCGCTTCATTATAGGACGAACGATCGTCTTCTAACTTCCGTTTCAAAATTTCATCTTGGAACTTGCACGTAAGATCGTTGTTCTCGTTGACCTGATCCAGCGTATACCCCCAATCAGTGAGGATTGACCGTGAGGTCTTACGAGTAACCGTATTATAACCAAGTTCGGCGAGGCGGGCGATGATAGTGCTCTTACCGCACGATTGTGATCCAGACACAGAACATAACATTGTTGTTTTTCCTTATTTTGGTAAATCTACATAAATAGATGTAGAAAGAAACTATATATGACAAATCAAATAATAACTCGAAAGCAAGCAAGTGCACAACAACTACCGAGATATTTCACAAATAAACCTTGTGTAAATGGTCACATAGACGAACGCAATACAAAATCTGGTAAGTGCATGGAGTGTCAGCGAATACACGGGAAGCAGTTTCGAGAAAATAATCCAGAGGTTATGAAACAATGGAGAGAAAATAATCCAGGATATGCAAGTAAAAAATATCACGAAAATGTTGATATTCGAAAAATACAAACCAAAGAGTGGTACGACAATAATAAAGAACGAGCACTCAAACGTCACAAAGTTTGGTATTACGCAGAAGGAATGGCCGAAAAGTTGCTTGCGTCGAGGCGGGCGTGGTATGAGAAAAATCCACAGTATGATGCTGAATATCACCAACGTCACAAAGAACGACTATTACAGCAAGCGGCTATTAGAAGACCAAAACTTGCGCAAGCACACAAAGCAATATTGCAACAAATATTTCAAGATATCGCTGCAGAATATCAGTTACCGGATAACCCTACTGAACGTGATTTCAAATATTGGTTAGCCGGTAAGATTGCCGCACAAACAGGGTGGACTGTAAATAAAGAAGTTTGGCTTGATACTGATCGAACAAGTCGCATAGACTTATTAATCCCAGAGGCTAAACTTGGGCTTGAGTTAAAACTATCTAACCGTAACTGGAGGCCTGATCACGTCACCGAGCAACAACTGCGTTATCAACTGTTATTAGAACACGATGGTTACGAAGTAATCGTGGTATCTCTTGATGGATCGTTGGGAATGAGTGCCGAAGAGTTTTTAGATACGCTTCCGGCACTCTAATGTGATTTAAGCCGCTGGTGAAGTTGGATCAGCTGCAGGAGCGGCTGCAACAGGTTCTGCAACTGGTGCAACTTCGGGAGCTGCTTTTGCAGTTGCAGTTGCCATAGACGTGCGATTGAGCGTCATAATCTGTTCATTGTGAGCACTCAACTTTGCTGCCATTTTTGAAGCAAGAATGTTCGATAGAACAGCCTGGGCTTGTTCTTTGCCGTCTGTGACGACGTGATTGATCATTGCATTATATTGCGCGCGTAGTTCTGGTTCCATTTGATTACCCCATAAAGTAAAGTTTGTACGGCTTATTTCGAAATTCAGGTAGGGCGCCGATTTGATAGCCCATAACCTTTTGCTCCATTACCATCGATGATCTATGAGTTCCCAGTAAGTTGGCAACATCTGCTGCTAATTGTTCATCACTTGCATCACCAATCGCTTCGACGATACAGAGTTTTGCACCGTTAGGAGCAAGTCGCAGTAGTTGAGAGTTTACAGTGCCAAGTGCAGCACCCTGGGTGATTTGGAATACGTTCATTCTTGATCCTCACTTGGTCCAGCTTTTGTTGATTGTTCTGTGCCGAACAATGTTGTGTAAAGGTCATTTGTCGCTTCCAATTTAGCCGCATTGACGCCAAATGATTGTTTGTGACGCATTGAGATTACTTTATTCAAGATAGATGCGTCAATCTTAAACTGCTCGCGAATTGCTGCAATCACTTCTTTCTTGTGATCTTTATACCCGTCTGCTTTAACCATATCGTTCACGGCTTCTTCGATCATAATCTTCAGCTGTTTGCGATCACTCTCCGCACTTGGGATGATAAATTCAAAACCTTCTGTTGCCATATCTTGTCCTTTTTAGATTACTTGTTCTAACCACTGCTGCCACGTACCGGGAAAGTTTCTTGGTGAGTAAATTAGCGGTGGATCCAGTTGAATAAACGTTTTTGAAATGAATAATTCACCCATACCAATTTTTGAAAACACATGAGTGAAGTGCGGATCGCTTGGATAGAGGATCATCGTTCCGCGGACTGGATTGAAACCAAATCCATGTGATGGGAACTCTATCTTCCCGCCATATACTTCAAACTCACTATCAAACGGTGGTTTATCGTTATAATCGCATAGAAACACAAGTGCCGTCAAGTCACGATTATGCACTCGCAACCACTTGTCTTTGATCCTGGTTGAATTATCACACGTTGCTGTTGGAGAAACGGTTTCATCCGCCCACTGCACTCGTGTCGGCTCGATGTTTATAATTTTTGCACCATAGTGTGCTTCAATATTTTCTTGATGAGTGACAAGCGCTTGTGTAACGATATCGTGAGCGAATTCGGTGTGTTTGATCGTCATTACTGGCTGGTTAGCTTTATTGACGTCAAGTGAGATGAATTCTGCACTGTCAGCAACCTGCTCACACTGCATTGGCGATAATGCTTCGTCGATAACGAAAAATGGGGACCGTACTTGTGTCATTTTTCAACTTTGATGTGTGATAGTCTGTGAAGACTTTATTTACTTGACTGATGTATGGGTGGATCTTCTTTTCGAACACTTGAGGTTTGAATAGCGTATCGTTCCCAATGATTGTCACGATGTCTTCGATTAGGATCCCTGACATTTCGTAGAACATCAGTGCATATGTCGTTTCTTGCAGGAAGTAATCTTTGATCCACTCTTCCTGTTTGCGCTTGCTTGCAGTCTTGAAATCGATGATAGCAGGCTTGCCCTTCCACACACCAATCAAGTCAACACGACCAGCTGTCTTGAGCTCATGGGAAACAAGGCACTGCTCATTCATCCAGATTTCAGACAAATTCTCCACCAGTTGTTTACGGATTTGGCGATATGGGATCGCAACCTCTCTTGGTGCATCTTCTGTCAATGTTTTAGACTGGTCATTCAGCCATTCATCGAGGGGATTGTGAACACCGGTACCTCGATCGGTTGCAGCTTTTGTCTTTGCAGCTGCTTTATCAAATCCAATGCTCTTGCGCCAAGCATTTAGCGCTTCTTGTTTTTCAGGATCAGCTTGCCCAATGACTGTAGTTACACTCGGGTACCAAAGGTCGTCAGCGACCTTATACATCCGTCTGCCGTATACGTTCGTTTTTGCTTCGAGCTCTACTGCCCAAGCCGGAGGAGGTTGTCGTGGTATCAAAATAACAAAAGGAGTACGAATGCTCCTTTATCTATGTTTTGTAAAAAGGGGGCAACTACATTAGGGCGCCAGTTGTGGCAGAGTAGATTTTTGTCGTTGGAAAAGCGCAAATCATTTCCGAGTCGGATGTTGTTTGCATTGCAGCATACCCTTGTTGCATGAGTGCTGGGATTTGCTGTGCAAGACCGTCATAATCCCGATCGAACAACATATCAAGGATCTTCTCATCGTCTCGGTTGTTCCAATCGAGAGTGTATAGTTTTGGAACATTGAGGTAGCAAGTTAGTAGTTTCGTACCGTAGTGTTCTTCTGCCCAGTCTTTGTGTGGAGTGAAAAACACACCGTGTGGAGGACGATTGAACTTTTTGAACACACCGGTGGAGCCGTGATACACAGGGTATTTGATTGCACTACCACGGAGCATTGTTTGCAGAGATGCAGCCTCTACTATTGCAGTCATTCTCATGTTACCATCCTTTGTCGATGATTACACGAGGCATTGCATCTTCTTCGACCTCATCATCCTGCTTCATTAGTTTGGCAATGCGAGGTTTGAACAGCGATTGATCGCCTTTTGTTGTGTGAAGGATGGGTTGACCGTTCTTATCAGTACCGAATCCTGTAATCGTCGCTTTGCGGTTCTTGAACTTGCCTACTCTGATCTCGTCCCCTACTTGAAGATCTGGCAGCGTTAGACTATCGTCAACACCTTCTGTAGTGCGTTGGTGAGGTGGGTTGGTTATGATACCTGTTCGCTTTGCATTATCGTTCGATACGAAAAATCCAACTTTCGTTTTTGCCGCTGCTAGTTGCATATTGGTTGGGTGAGAAAAATCTCCTGGCTTTCTCCACACTACTTCCCCACCCTTTGAAATAGTCACTTCTGTTGGTGAGAATGTTACAACGTATCCGCGTATCGCGTACTTGGTACCATCCGTAGGAGCCTCACGCCATTTATCCCCACTAGCACGGATACGGGCGCTCATTTCCGGATCGTACGCTTCAACAAGAAAGTCAACAAACTTGCCCATATTATGCTGCCGCTGATGCTAAAACTGCTCTGTGATTACGACCACCGACCAACCCTTTTAGTGTTGCAATCGCTTCATCAGCAGATGCTGCAGTCACAGTGCGAGTGTTTGTGTAAAGCGGAACTTCACGGTTGGAACCGTACACATCATACGACACCTTCCACTTTTGCTCTTCGCCTTCGTGTACTTTGGTTCTTGTTAGCTTTTCCATTCTGGCAGCAGGACCTGTCGTAAATCCACCTTCCTGTCCGTATGCGTATTTGCCTAACTTCGATGAAAATGCTACCCATGCGCTGTAGGATGGAGAGGACCCATCCGACATAACAACATCACCCGGCTCGACGACGTTACGGAGCTTCGTTGCCCACCCACGACCCAACTGAGACACTGGAACAGGTCCGCTGAATCCACGTTGTTGTAGAATGGACACTAAGTTAGGATCAAATCGCGAAGCGTCTGCGCTTTCGTTTTGGTGTTTGAAATATTCAACTTCACGCTCGTGTTTTTCTGCAGCGGCTTTGGTTGGGAAGTCGCCAAGGTTTTTACCAGACTTCTTGCTGACCAAGCGATAACCACTACCGTGCTTGATGATATGCTCTTGCACAGGAGCCATGTACTTTGCTCTCATTCCCTTTACCAAAATGTTACCATTCGGTAGTTGGATTGGTTGACCAATCATTGGCGAGCGATATGCTGAATGACCACCTGCGTGGCAGATAACTGTTTTTGTTTTTGGATCAACCTCGTACCAGTCATCGTCATTGAAGTGTCCTGTGTATGTTTCAGTCACACCTGTTGAGTCGTGTGCGGCTGGCGAGCCCAATGATGATTCACCGCCTTCACTCGACCCTCTTAGTTTATTAAACCTGTCCTGTTTAGCTTGTGTAGCTTTTTTAGTTCTTAGGTTATCACGTAGCGTATCAGGGAAGTGAGAGTCTTTAATTCTTGCAATTTCATCTGGCGTAAACTCATCTTGGTCGGCACGATCGATAGTGTATCCCTTACCTTCATGTGTTACTTTAGCATTGCCAACTTGGTGGTTACTTTTACCAATTTGTTCAATTCGCTTTATTTCTTCAGGGTCGCGTTCTTTTTTCTTGCGTTGCTGCTCACGTTCCCACGCTACCGTACCTTTGCGGGGCGATTTATTCAAGGTTTCTGCGATGACAGTGGTTAGTTTCATGCAGCACCACCTTTGGAGGCACGATACTTAGCAAGACGCTGAACTAAGCGTTCATTTTTCTTGCGTTCTTTCTCTTCTTCTTCGAATTCTTCCATGTCAGCAACTTCTTGCTCACGGCTGATTTCAGCATCTTGCTTTTGTTGCTCGACACCTTGTAGTTCAGTTTCAGCCTTCGCCTTTGCAACGTTTGCATTTGCCGTACGAACTTCCGTTTCTGACTTCAGTAGATCAATAACTTGTTGTAGAAGTTGAGTCGTGCTTTGTTGTAGGTCTGGTGATGCAGCATCGCCACCCATATCCATATCGTCACCACCTTCGAGGTCGAGATCACCTTCGTCGCCCATGTCTTCACCATCTTCACCGTCTAGTGCTAGGTCGTCTTCGCCACCATCTTCTGGAGACTCGTCATCTTCAGTGATTGGCTCGTCCCATTCGACATCAACAATGTCGTAGTCTTGCTTTAACAGATATAACACTTCAGCGATTTCTTTTGGATTTTCTGTATCACTTAGGATTGAGTTTAGACGGGATTCGAAATCTTCTGCCTGCTCACGCTTGACAGTAACTTTGATAACCTTACCATCACCGTCTTGTAGACCAAATGTTGATGTTTGTGTCTTGTCATCGGTTTCTGCACGCTTAGTAGCGTTTGTAACTTTATCATTGACGTCATTGACAATTTTTGCGTTCTTGTCCGCGCTCATCCCGTTACCACCATTTGAATCAACTGCACCATCAAATTCAAATAAAATTGCTGTGCTGACGTTGAATGTCGAAATTGCACTCTCGCTAATCTTTAATTTTTCAACCTTATTCTTTGGAACACGGCGACGACGAACGGCACCAGTTGAGTGAGAAAATGGGTTGGTTGCAATTGCTTGCGCGCTTACTGAGCCAGCTGCTGCGTCTTCGAGGATTGTAGAGAGTTTCATAGTGTTTAGGGGCAGTATTGATTATTTATCGCTAAGGTAGCTCTTATATAAAACTTCGACCGCTTGTTGTGTGGTTTTTACTGATTGCAATGCTTGTTGATTGTTTCGAATGTCGGTAATGATGTCTGCAAATAGCGATAGCGTGCGGCGGACAATTTCTGGCGAGTACTTGAACTTGCGACCTGTTGCAGAATCCATTTCAATCTTGTCGATACGCTGGACGAATGTGTCTTTTGCTTGGATCAATGCCTGTTCGGCAGTTTTTAGCGCTTGAATTAGCTGCGGCTTCACTTGCTTGATATCAACAGACCAATTGCCGTCGTGAGCTGCAAGGAATGCGCGAATTGTACGAGGTGTTTTCAACTTTGGCTCCTGCAATGCAACAGAGAGGTCTTCCAACAGGTCACCATAGATCGAGCCACTGCGTGTTTCTGCAACCTTTAGGATACCCTCGACAGGGCGGGGAACTGTCGCTTTGATTTGATTACGAATCGCAAAGTTGAATTGGTTGAATGCAGAGAATACATCCTTGTCAACGATTTTGACCTGACGGTTTGTTTTAGGATCGAACATAACGACACCCTCAACGCCTGGGTCATGTTCCGCGTCAACGTCAGACACATCACGAAGACTCGGCACAAGCGTACGAACGAATTGCTTTAGCAGCTTTTCTTTGATTGGGAGCTTGAAATCTGTTAGCAGTTTCTCGGCTACTTGCTTACGTAGTGCAACCATTTCACGCGTCTTAGACGTCGAGCGAGTAATATCAGCGATCGACATTGGTCCCTGGGACGTTTCCACTTGCTGGTCGATGTACGTCTTCAGTTCGTTAAGTTCTTCTGCGAAGTCAATTTGTTGCAGCTTCTGTGCATCAATCTGCTGTGGTGTCACAAACCGCCACGTAATCGTCGCAGGCTTTTTGATTAGATCAACGCCGTTTTCTGTAGTGATTTCAACTGTTTCTACTTGGACTGGTTTGAGTTTTAGTGTTTGCAGCTTCTTGATGATCTGCGGAGACTTTTCACTGATTGCACGAAGGAAAGCGATTGCAGAGCTGCCGTAAATAATTGCGTTTGGTTGGCGTCCGTATAACACCTCACACTCAACGAGAACGTCAGTTGGAACCGCCTTAGCAAGTTGGCTTTCAACCTGTTGTAATGCTTGATGAGCAGATTTGAAACCGACGTATGCAGGTGAATCGCCCCACTGCTCTGGGTCATACACCGGCGTGTCGTTGCCCTTTTGCTGACGATTCGTGTATAACTTACCCTGAGCATCAATACCAAACGTCAATGCGGCACCGTCTAACTTCTCAGTAACAGCATAGCGAGTTAGATTGGTAATCGTGTCGATGAACTCGTCAATCGATAAGTCCTCGATGTGTTCAATCCCTTCCCTTAGGGCTTCTTGTAGGTATTCGCTAAAACGCATATCCGCCTAGTACAGAAAAGCGTATTTAGGTCAATCCAAGCAAATCATCCATCGACGTCTTTGGTGCAGCTTCATCTCGTTGTGGGCGTGCAAATGCATTCTTTTCCGTTGGGTTGAAAATCCGTAAAGACTTTGCATCCCAACCAACATTGACGATACTACCGACGCCACCAGAACTACGAGTCTTCAAGAATTGAAACCCAATCTGTCCAGCAGCACGCATCGAATCGGTCAAGTGAATAGCAAGTGTCCAGTCAGACGATCGAATCTTTTCTGCACCACCAGCTTGGTGACTCTGATCATACACTTCAACGGAAGCTGCTGCCTTTGTAAGCTGACTTGCGGTTAGTCCGATCATGTCATATTCGCCAAGCAGGTCGTAGAACTCTTCAGTAATGAACTTGTCGCGTGTGCCAATGTTCTCAGTGGATACTTTCTGGATTGGATACAGCTTATCAAGATAGTCCAGCACGATGATGTCCGGAATCCAACCCTTTTGAATTTCGATTTCTTTGATTAGTGCGCGGATATCATTTGCGGTAGAGCCAAGGCGGATCTTCTTAATGATCATTTCACCAGATTGACCCACAAGTGCGTTAACCGCCGCTTGCCCCATTTCTGGGTGCCTGTTCAACTCCACCGAGCTTTTCTTCGACACAATCATCTGTGCCCGCTTGTCAATCATTGGTTCATTCAATTCCAGCGATACATACAAACAGTTCAAGAACTTACCGTTCAACCCGCGCTGCTTCATCATATTCAGTGCGAAGTTCAAAATCGATACTGATTTACCGCCACCGGAGATGGCGAGGACAAGCAGCATTTCACCGCGAGCGACACCACCATCCATTCGCTTGTCGACTTCTGGATAGCCAAGCGAGTAACGAACAGAGTTTTCCTGTTGCTCTTGTCGACCTTCGACATCTTCTAGGAACGAGATGCCGATGTTACTATCAACTTTGATTGAGATTGCGGCACGGACCAAGTGTTCGAGGTGGTCATACTGTTCGTTCATAATCAAGTTTGGCGACTGCTCGAGAATGATGTTGCGAAGTGCACTTTGACGGCAGAACGTCTCTATTTGATCTTGCGTGTACTTCAGCTGGTCGTTTTCAAGTGATTTGATTTTCTTCAGCTTTAGTTTCGTTTCCGTTTCAACGATATCAATCGCTGGGATACCGTTGTACTTGTCGTGGTAGTTCTTGATGAATGTAATCGCTTTGCGATATTGCGGATCGAAGTACTCTGGTTGAATGATTGGCAAAGTTTTTGTGAATAGCTTAGCATCTGCTACCCACAATGAGATTAGCATTTCCTGTTGTTTAGTGTCTAGCATTTAGTAGATTATGAACGGTTTACGAAGTTCTTCTATAATAGACGAGTTTGCTACAACCAGCTGTGTGTTGTCAACGACTAGGTCCCCCAATCGAACAGTATCATTGCGGATGATCCGGTTTTGAACAATGTCAATCGCTACGGATTTTTGTGAAGTAGCCATTGGCCAAATAATTGTTGGCAACGATGTTCCGGTAATCTGGAGCGAGTTTCCACGTTGTAAAATATCAGATGAATACGTTGACAAATCAACTGAGTACAAAAAGTACGGCTTTTCGATAGCGATTACGTTGTAGTGAGCCCATAGTGTACCACCAACTGGTAACTGGGTTCCAGTCTGATGATGATTGATGAATTTTAACGTGGTGGTTTTGACATCAAGCGAGGTCAATGTTTTATACGATAGAGTTGCTGTGAAGTCATTCACTTCAATATCGGCAGCGATCGTCAAAATGCTTGCTGTAAGTAAACCTGGCGCAGCCCACGCAGTAGTTGCTGCAACCGATGATGGTGGGTTGAACTGATTGTCAGTAATGACGATTACACCAGTGTATGGTGTCAGTAAATCCACGACAACAGTATCTGCTGTTTGGGAAAGCACTTTGAACTCTGACAATTTGATACGGGTAATCCCAGTCGCAGTATTTGCTTGTACGAACGGTTCGATTTCCAGCGACCCAATATGACCAAAGTTATGAGTAACGGTTATCACACGCGCTGATGCAAATTCTTTCTTGCACACAGTCGGTGTTTGGCGCCAGGTTAGTAGACTACGCGCAGTTTGGGTAGCATTAGGGTCCACCGATAATAGTCCTGCACAGCTTGGTGTAAATGTGCATCGGTTGAGGAATGTTACAGCACCTGGCGTGACTTCTTTGTAGTCGGATTTTGCACAGATACTGCACTTGAATAATTTTGTTAGATTTGCACGTTTGTTGCTCACTTCAGTTCCTTCAACAGGTCGGAAAAATGCGGATACGCAGCTGTGCGGATCGCTACGTATTTTTGTACACCAAATACGTGAATAGGGATTTTTTGCTCAACGACATATCTAATGTCGACAACCTGACTGAACCGATCGGTGATAATTTGCTCGAGTAGTAGCGGCTGCAATGCGTTTGCGACGACATCATTTCGCTCGAACACGGTTGGACGCCAATCATACCCATTGAAGGGGAGAACGTACACGCTGGATTGGGACTGTATCCAATCAACCTCGATCGAACGTGCGAGTACGTCTTTTATTCCTACCAGTTTTTCAATGATTGTTTCCGTTGGAGAGTGCAAATAGTCACGATGACGGACCTTGACAATCGACATCACCTTTGCACACGGTGGACGGTTTTTCACCAAGCAAGTACCCTCGTCGATTATTTGACTGCAGTGTTGTTTGATGAACTGGCGTTGTGATGTTGTTAGATACACAGTGGAAAAATATCGTGTCGGGTATTTAGCAGTATAAATAACGTATACACATTTTCAACTACTATGAAGTTCTCACAATATCTATACGAAGGCATCCGTGCTGCAGACTTTGAAAAGGCTGTAGGTACGATTGTTCAGTACCTTGAAAAGCAGTTGGGTACACTATATCGCTACCCGCAGGTCGAACATTACAACGGCTCACAAGGTCAGGGCATCGGTTTGCGCTACTTCCTACAAGACGGTTCCAGCTTGCGCTTCAACTGGACATCAACGTCTGCATCGTCGAAGTTGGACTCGATTTCGATTTGGGACGGTTCCACTCGCCATCCTAACTTCCAGATCCGTGGCATTGGTGACGTTCCACTAGGTCAACTATCACTTGCTAAAATTCTTCCAACTCTTGCACAAGTAATCAAAAACCCAAAAGTTGGGGACGTCGAGTTGTCTGCACAAGAGTCTGCTGACGTGTTTGACGATTTGGACAAACAGCTTCTTGAAAGCGTTTTGAATGAAGATGCGTTTGATGATGTTGTCAACGCGATCGAACAACGAGGAACTGTATCACAGTACGCATTCAAGTCAATGGGCCGCAATCAGGAGCGAATTTTTGCAGCAATCCTAGCAGCGCACAAGAATGATTTTGAGATCAAAGTCGACAATGGTGGAAAAACTCGCTACACATTTACTGGTGATCTCGATGACATTAGCCGTGACGACATTGTCGGCACTGTTGTTAATAACAAACAAAGCAGCATGCGACTCGGATTAACAGTGTCTGCAGCTAGTAATGAGGACACTTCCACGGACGGAGAAGATGATGCACAACGCAAGTTCCCAGCTGCACCAGCACGCGTACCGTACGAGGAACAGCTAGATGATATGAAGACGATCATCAATGCTGTCGTCAAGGGCGCGTCTAACTTTGCCGTTATTCTCGGTGCTGGTGGTCTTGGTAAAACTCACACCGTTGAAGAAACATTGGCAGAACTTGGAATGGAAGACGGTAACGGTTATTTCAAGAACACATCAAGTGGCTCTGCAGCCGGTCTGTACAAGACATTGTTTATGAACCGTACTGGTATTGTTGTTCTCGATGACTGTGACACAATCGTTGCAACACAAGAAGGTCGCAATTTGATGAAGGCTGCACTAGACACGAAGAAAAAGCGTAAACTAGTGTGGGCGAAGCACGCGTCATGGCTGTTTGATCCAAACAATGAAGACGAGATGCAAAACGCGCTCGACTCGATTGCAGTTGGCGAAGAACCAGAGATGTTCCCGAAGTACTACGATTTCGAAGGTCGTGTGATTATGATCAGCAACTTGCCAGCTGAAACACTCGATCCAGATGGCGCTCTTGCTACACGCGGTTTCATCATTACACTAAACCCAACGAAAGAGGAAGTGTTTGCGTTTATGCGTAAGATTGCACCAAAGATCCCAGTTGAAGGACGTGCTCTAACTGATGCAGAACGTATGGAAGTTGTTGACCTAATTGAGAAACAACCAGGTGACGCAAACATCCGTAAGCTCGTTCGTGGCTTGAATATGTGCGCATCAGGCGTGCCGAACTGGCAGCGAATTGTGGAACGATACGTATAACAAAAAGGGCTCCGAAGAGCCCTTTTCTTATGCTTTACCTGCTTTGATTAGTTTACGGCAGTTATAAACGTAAGTCGCGCTTCCGTTCGGCGTTAGTTTCAATTGCTCGATGAACATTGTTTGCAACTCACGTGAACTAGCATTCGGGTTCGCTTTCATAATATCAATCGCACGGGACTGCTTTGTGGCAGGACGAACGTATTCTTCCTTGTGCTTCGCGATCATTGCTTTTACTTCGTCACGACGACCGATCTTCCACTCGATTCGCTTACCGGCGGGTACACGCGAACGGAACACATCGAAATACTTTTCAGTACCGGATTGTGCAACACGAATCGCTTGTTGGAGGTTGATATCTTCAGTCTTCGCATATTGAGTGACAGCTTCACGGACGAAGTTGATGAAATACTGCTTGGACTGCAGTTCGAACCCAGTGTGAGTAAGGTCCCCAGTGATTTCGAACATTGTCCGCTCGTAACCAGACTGATCAGTCTCAAGATCCTCTGCAGCAGTCACTGCACGAGAGACGTTGTTGACATCAATACCTTTGTCACGCATTTTGGCGATAACGTCGAACAGTTCCATATGATTTCCTTTCAGTGGTTTTGATGATCTGTCTATTATCCCCTGCTACCCTATTTCAGGCAACAGGGGATTGAAAATTACTTGAATGCAACCCGGTTGACAACAGTTTGCTTGACACCATTGTACACGGTGTGGTCCTTCACAGTGAATGCAGCATCTGCAAACTCGGTGAACTCGTTTTCGTAGTGATCGGTCCACCAGGTCAACTGGTTACCAAGATCGTCTTCCATCGTCACCAGGACACGGGGCATTTCACGATAACCGAAGAAACTTGTACCGACCTTCAGGCTGCGCAGAACACGAACACGAGCGGTCTTGACCCGTTGACCAACGGTACCGACATGGTTGCTAGCAGCAGCAACGACCTTTTGCTTTTCTTCACGAGCGATCATTGCTTCCACAGCTTCGACTTGACGGTCGGTCAGGCGATGGTTGGCGACCAGGGCAGATTGCAGCGACAGCATAAAAGAGTTCGTACCGTCGTAAGACATGATGTGATTGACCAGGGGAGCGTGAGCTTGCTTCCAAGCAGCGACCTCTTCTGCATATTGCTCTTGACGTTCGCGCTTGGCAGCTTCGTAAGCAGCTTGACGAGCAGCACGTTGAGCTTGGGTACGTATTTGGCGAACCTTGCGAGCTTGTTCCTTGCGGACGTTGTCGAAGTTGGCAACATTGCTACCAGTCTTGCGGACGCATTCACAACCGACGACGAATTCCTTACCATTCTTGTCAAGGATCACGTATTCGTACAGGATACCGGTACCGCAGTAGTCGCAAGTACCACCAGGCTTCTGACCGAAACCAGGCATCACGAACCAGTTTTCACGGCAACCAACGCAACGGAACGGAGCGTAACCGAGACCAGACTTCTCAAAGGGATGGGTGGCTGTGGACATTTTCGTACTCCTGTGTTCGTTTGCGATGTGGTAATTATCTACCCTTTTTCTCAAAAGGGCAACAGCTCAACGCTTACCAGTGAACTTGGCAACGTAGTAGCTAGCGTTCGCAACCGTGATGTTCCATTCTTCCGCGATTCGCTTAGCAATTTGGTACGGAGTGTGGGTACCGTACGCATTCAGACGGTCAAAAGTCGCACGGGCATTCGCTTGCTTTTCAGCAGCGTCACTGCGAGAAGCACGAACGGCAGTTTTAACCACTTTTTCAGGTGTAGATGCGATATAAGCAAGGTGATCGGTCCAGTAAAACGTGATCCGGCACTTTCCACCGACCTTCCACGAATCATGCAGAACACCGTCGATAATTGCAAAAGCATGACCGCGCTTCATACCGTACACGCGTCCATGTGGGAACTTGGCAACCAGTTGGTTCAGCGTCATGCGCTCGGGAGTTTGGCGAGTTTCACGACCGAGCAGGTCATAGATGATGTAATTCTTGGTACCACGACCGGGACGACGACCACGCTGTGCGAAGATTTCATGTGCTTCAGCGTATGGAATGTCCTTGAACAAAGCATAAGCACGCACGGCGCAATCGTTGCTCTCGGCAAAACCGGAACTACGCATACCACCATCAGTTCTGTTGAATTGCATTTTGTTGCTCATCGTGTGTTGTTGGATAATGACCCCATTATCCACAGTTTTTACAAAAAGGCAACAGGTTGGAATTACTGCAGCATCAACCGAATGTACGCAGACGTATCGATGCTAACTAGCAACAAATAATTGCCTAACATGCCGAAACTACGCCTAGTCCATGCAGCCCATGCAAAAACTAAGCATTGACTAATGAATAACGGGTATAAAATTACGAATGGTGGATTTGGCAACGTGATTGCCATTGTGATGGAACACCCAATGCTGGTTGCCCAAGCGAGTAATTCCAGGAGAAACCGCATGGGCCTCTCCCGGAAATCTGCTCTTGCCCAGCAATAGATGCTGAACAAGTGATCAATCATAGACCAGCCAGGCGTTCCAGAGTTGCACGGTCGGTCAGAGCCATCAACCGCTTCACACCGGTTGCCTTATCACGGAAGTGGTCGATCGGGTGGATACCCATCTGGTTCCAGATTTGTGCCAAGCGTGCATTCGAGAGTGTTTCCAGACAAGCCTTAACGACAGCATCAGACTTGGTGCCTTGTGCAGCGGCAAGTACAGCGCTAGCGAATGAAGTCTTAGCGGGTTGTGCAGCACCTTGTACAGGCAGAGGCCATGCGGATGGTACAGCAGCAGGAGCTACCGATGCACGCGCAGCTGCAGCGTCAGCAGCAGTGTAAGGTTTGGTATCCATTGCACGATATGCAGTTGCAGGGACGACAGCAGGACCTTGCGATAGCACGGCGCCGCTCTTTTCTACATCAGTAGTGATTTCACTCAACACTTCGTATTTGCAGGCACGACCCTTGGTGTCATTATAGTCAACAGGGATCGACACAACATCAGCTGGGTTGATCTTCAGCACAACAACGCGGTTGCCCTGACCGCTGCTACCGAACTTGCCCAGATAATCATACGAGCAGAAGTGTAGACCGGTCGAGCACGTTTCGCTGTCTTTGTCGTTCACAAGAACACGAGGCATTTCAACAACTTTGCCGACACTGTTGTCCATCGTACCAGAGTGGATATCTTTCCAGTCGTTGCGAATCTTCTTGTAAGCGAGGAAGTAGCCGTCTTCGGTCAGAGGCATATTGCCGACTTCCAGGAAGCGGTACAGACGCTCTGCGATAGAACTGCGAGGATTTTGGTACAGATTTTCCAGGAACGCGAGGAACATCTGTAGAGGCTTCTGCTTACCTGCACGGTGCAGTTCTGCAGCCTTGGTAGCAATGTAGCCGCTCAATGGGAACCCACGATACTTGAGTGTACCACTTGCAACATCGAACGTGACATTTTGTTCACCACGTGAAGTGGTAGGTTCATCACTGCGTTCGGCACCGATGCTCTTGACGATGTCGATTAGAGCCATGAACTCGTCACCGTTATCGTCGCCGTTATCGAGCTTGCGGACGATTTC